TTAATGAGATAGCTATGCCTGAGCCAGTAGAGATGTACTGCCCTGATACTACACTATGGACTAAGAGCAGAACAACAAAAGCAGTATATTTGTTAGAAGAGAGTCAAGCAACTATAATGAACCTAAACAATGAGTGATACAGTTACTAAGTATTTTGAGATGTTAGAAGCAGGAGGCTATATAACAGACACTACTGATGCTTTTATGATAGAGAAAGATCCTATAGTAGAAGCAGTAAAGTTTGAGCTAGATCAGAGAAGCAGAAGAGGAGTGCAAAAATATGGCACTACACTCTATGATAGCAATGAGCCTTTAGAAGAGTGGCTGCAACACGCTAAGGAAGAAGCCTTAGACTTTGCTTGCTACTGTCAAAAGATGATAACTAAACTTAAAAACGAAAGGTATGCCAATTCCAAAGCCTAAAGCAGGAGAGCAGCAGAAAGACTACATACAAAGATGTATGAGTAACTCTACTATGCGAGCTGAATATCCTGATGAGCAGCAAAGACTTGCTGTCTGCTACACAACTTTTAGAGAGAAATAATTTGCTTTTTAGAGTAAGTTATTTATATTTGTTAAAAAATACAACATTATGATACAATCAAGAACTGATAAGGAAACTACTTATCTAAAATTAGAAACTCTTGAGGATATTAAGTATATGAATAACTTCAACTTAGTGTCCTCTATCCTTTTAAAGTGGTCTAAGATTAAAAAAAATCCTGACTTAAATTCTATGATAGAGGCTATGAATGAGATAGCTTTCTACAATCTCAAGCTAAAGAGAGAAAGAGATGACCTATTAGAGATTATCTCCACATATCGAGCTGATAAGATCAGAGCTATTGAAAGAGCTAGAAGATGTGAAGAAAAACTACAGGACTAATGGGATGTGTAATATATATGCTAGCCTTTGGGATCTTTGGATTTGTTATGGGAATAGCAGTAGCATTAAATAATAAAGAGTAAGATGATAACATTACTAGATGGAACACAATGGAATAAAGAGGACTTGCTAAAAGAAATGCAGTCAGATGAGTTTTACTATGGTTACTTATCAAAAGCAGCTCTTAGTAGCTCTTCTTTGAAACTATTGCTCACAAGTCCTAAGACGTACTACAATGTAACAAAGTATGGCAACGCTGAGAGTCAAGCTCTAAGAGATGGATGGTTATTTCACACAGCTATACTAGAGCCTGATGTATTCAACTCTCAGGTATTTATAGATGTAGAGAGTAAGAACTCTAAGGCATATAAGGTAGCTTTAGAACAGCACGGCAAGGTATTTACTAAGAAAGAGAAAAGAGATGCTGAGAGATTAGCTGATGCCTTCCTAAGAAATGAGAAAGCCTTAAAATTAATTCAAGATTCTGAGTTTGAAGTACCAGTAGTAGGAGAGGTAATGGGAATGCCATTTAGAGGCAAAGCAGACGTACTAGGTAAGAATAGAATAGTAGATCTTAAAACGACCACAGACCTAAAGAGCAGCTTCAAGTACTCAGCTCAGAAGTACTCCTATGATGTACAATGCTATCTCTACTGCACACTCTTTGACTTGCCTTATGATGCTTTTACTTTTATAGCTATTGACAAAAAAAGTTTAGACATAGGCATATATCATTGCTCAGAGGAGTTCTACTTAAAAGGCAAAGAAAAGGTAGCAGAAGCTATTAAGATATATGATACTTTCTTTTTGCAAGGAGTAGATTTAGATCAGTATTATTTAGAAGGAATTTTATAGCGGAAGCCGAAAAGCTAAAGAGTAGGCAATATTAGAACAAGTATTATGGAAAACTATATTGAAAAACTTTCAAGAGAGAAAGTAAGAGAATTATTAAAAAAAGACAATCTATTGGAATTTAATAGAACAATTAAGCCACGACACGTTAAGTCAATGTTTGATAGTGTAAAAGCGTGTGGCATTTTAAGGCTGCCAGTTGTGGGAAAATTAAAATATCCTGATAGAAGAAGTGATGCTGTTATAGATGGTCAGCATCTTTTATCTGCTTTTTTAAAAACAAAACAGCCTTTTATTAATTGTGTTAGAAAAGAATACACAAACAAAAGTCAAGTCATAAGAGATGTAGCTAAACTCAATAACATACAAAAGAGTTGGAATGATGAAAACTATCTAGAGTCTTGGTATAAATTTGGCAAAACTAATTTAAAGTATTTTTCTAATTATTCTTATTTATATAATATGTACAAAGAGATATTGACAGGCTTGCCTTGTGGACTTCTTATAGACATATATGCAGTTAATAAGAATGATTTTAAAGAAGGCAGGCTACAATTTAAAGACAGAGAGTTTAGTGATAAACTAGCACAAATTTGCTACATCTTAAAAATGAATCATAAAAAGGGAGCTTTTACATTGCAAGGACTTAGAGTGTGGGCATTCAAAAGAAAATATAAAGAAGGCAAGGATATAGATTTTCTAAAATTAGAGTCTAGATTAAAACTAGCATTAAGAAATAATGAAGATAAAAACTGCAACTCAAGAGAGGATTTTGATGCCTTAGTAGATATTATTTATAACAGAGTATAAAGTATGACACTAGAAACAAAAATAGCTAAGCAGATTAGTAAGCTAGCAGGATTCGATATACTAAGAAAAACAAGACAAAGAGATGTTATAGAAGCAAGATCACTTATGTTTCACATCTTAGTAAAATATCACGGAGTAAGACCCTATGCAATATCAAGAAAAATAAAAGTAGGAGGAGCTCCATTAAACCACGCTACAATACTACACAGCTTAAAATCCTTTGACACTTATAGAAGATACAACAAGAGCCTAGACAAATGGCTAGACGCTATCACTATAGATGAGAAAGAGGATAGCCCAACAAACCTAAAGAGAAACTACATCAAAAGCAAGGTAGATTATTTGCTACCTGAAGATGTTAGCAGCTTAGCTAATTTAGTTAGAGATATGTTTGAAGAAGCACTTTTGCAAGATATTAAGAACAGAGATGAAGATAACTAATGAGGACAATATGGAATTAATGGCTAGGTACGAGGATAAGTACTTTGACTTGGCTATTGTTGATCCTCCTTATGGTATTGATGCGGATAAAAAAAATAGTGTTAAAAAGATGCAAAGCAAAAAATCTGCAAGTTTAAGCAAGGATTATGGTAATCAAGATTGGGATGGATCTATACCTAAAGATGATTATTTTAATGAGTTAAAAAGAGTAAGCAAAAAGCAAATTATATGGGGAGCGAACTTTTTTAATCTGCAAGGCGGTATGTTATATTGGCACAAGCAAGTTACTATGCCAACTTACAGTCAAGGGGAGTTAGCTTGGTTATCTTGGTTAAATAAGATAGAATTTGTAGAAATTGCTTGGCACGGAATGATTCAACACGATATGAAAAACAAAGAACAAAGAATACATCCAACACAAAAACCAGTAAAACTTTATGAGTGGCTTCTTATTAATTACGCAAAAGAAGGAGATAAGATATTAGACACCCATTTAGGTAGTGGAAGCATAGCAATAGCTTGTCATAATCTAGGATATGATTTGACAGCTTGCGAATTAGATAAGGAATACTATGAAGCAGCTATAAAAAGAATTAAAGATCATCAAGCTCAAATAAGAATGTTTTAGATAAAATACACAAATTACACACAAATGAGAGACAAAGAGAAGTTTTTAGAGGTATTTGCAAACAATCTAGGCAACGTGCAGGACTCTTGCAAGGCAGCAGGAATAGCAAGGAAAACATTTTATAACTGGAGGGATAGTGATGAGGACTTTGCACAGGCAGTAGAAGAGATACAAGAGGGATTAATAGACTTAGCAGAAAGCAAGCTATTAGAAAACATAAAGAGTGGCAAAACAAATGAGATACTCTTTTACCTAAGAACAAAAGGAAAATATAGAGGCTATGTAGAAAGGCAGGAGATAACAGGAGCTGATGGATCACCACATAAAATAGAAATAGAAATTGTCAATAAATTTGAAGATAAGGACTAATAAGGTCTTTCACTCTCTGCAAAAATCTGATAAAAAGATAGTAGCACATCAGGGAGGAACAAGATCAGGCAAGACCTATAACATCTTGCTTTGGATTATCTTTGACTATTGCGACAAGAACACAGATAAGACTATAACAATCTGTAGAAACACTTTTCCTGCTCTTAGAGCCACAGTAATGAGAGACTTCTTAGAAATCCTAAAGAAGCATCAGATATACTCAGAGCAATATCATAACAAAACAAACTCAGAATATAAACTCTTTGGAAACCTAGTAGAATTTATCTCTTTAGATTTTCCTCAGAAAGTAAGAGGTAGAAAAAGGGATTTGCTATTCTGTAATGAAGCAAACGAGCTAACATACGAGCAATGGAATCAGCTAGTATTTAGAACAGAGGGCAGGATAATAATAGACTTTAACCCATCAGATGAGTTCCACTTCATATATGACAAGATACTCACTAGAGAGGACTGCGACTTCTACATAACTAACTACACAGATAATCCTTTTTTAGATCCTAGCTTAGTAGAAGAAATAGAAAGGCTAAAAGAAACAGATGAGCAGTACTGGCAAATATATGGACTAGGACTTAGAGGGATAAGCAAAGCTACTATCTTTAACTTTACAGAAGGCAAGCGACCTGATGATGCACAGCTAGTAGGATATGGTATGGATATAGGATACTCTGTAGATCCTAGCAGCTTAGTTGAGGTATATCAGAAAGACTACACACTCTACTGCAAAGAGCTACTCTATAGAACAATGATGACCACAACAGACATCCATAGATTTCTACAGGAGCAAAACCTAGAGGAATACATATACATAGATTCAGCAGAGCCTAGACTGATAGAAGAGCTTAGAAGAATGGGTAATATGGTTAGACCTACTATAAAAGGGCAAGATAGTATTAGAGCAGGAATCGACTTACTAAAGAGATACAAGCTAGTTATAGACCCACAGAGCGACAATCTAATAAGAGAGATGCGTAACTATAAGTGGCAAGAAGATCGTACAGGAAAGCTGCTTAATAAGCCTCAGCAAGGTAATGACCACACCATTGATGCTCTAAGATATGCTACATATAACATCCTCTCAAGACCTAACTATGGAAAATATGCAGTAAGCTAAAAAAAAGTTATTTTTATTTGTTAATTAAAAAAATAGTTATAAATTAGCTGTAACATTAAAAACAAGTATTATGAAAAACTACGATTGGACACCTGACAGAGAGCTAACACCTCCTGATGTTTACGAAAGAGAATGCTGCGAATGTGGCAGACCTATAAGCGATTATAGCGATTACTGGTGCAGCGATGCCTGCTTTGAAGCAAGTTTATTATAAATTAAAGTATTATGAAAGATTACATTTTTTTAACCACACCTTTTTTCATTCTGACCTTCATCTTTCTACTGCTTTGTAAATTTGCAGATAGCTTGATGGGAATAGGTTGATTTTTGTTTTTGTTTAATTGGGGAAGAGAGCAGCAGAAATGTTGCTCTTTTTTTTTATTTTTAAAAAAACTTGATTTATACGTTATATAGATATGAAGATAGATATTACAGTACCTGATAAACTTTCTGAGATTACTCTAGGACAGTATCAGAAATTCTTAAAGATACAGAAGGAGTCAGAAGATGAGAGATTCCTATCCTCTAAGATGATAGAGATCTTTTGCAATATTAGTTTAGTAGATGTTATGAAACTCAAGCTCTCAGATGTTAATGGCATCTGTAGTATCTTATCAGATATGTTTAATGAAAAGCCTGCACTTAGACGTAGATTCTTTTTAGATGGAGTAGAGTATGGGTTTGTGCCAAACTTAGAAGATATATCTTTTGGGGAGTATGTAGATCTTGACAACTATTTGTCAGACTGGGAGATGATGGACAAAGCTATGGGAGTTCTATACAGACCTATTAAGACTAAATACGGAGAAAGATATTCTATTGAGGAGTACAATGCTAGTGATACTGGGGTAATGAAAGATATGCCGTTAGATGCTGCTCTAGGTGCTGTGCTTTTTTTTTACCATTTAGGGATAGACTTATCAATGATTATGATGAACTATTTGGAACACAAGGAGGAGACAGCTTTACAGCAGTATCTCAATTTAGCAGGAAGTGGGGATGGTATCAATCTATTTACACGCTCGCTCAAGGAGATGTTACAAGATATGAAAATATCACTCAATTAAACGTACATAAAGCACTATTAGCATTGTCATTCATAAAAGAAAAATCAGAGTTGGAATCAAAACAAATTAAAAGCAAGTTCAAATGAGTTATCAAGCAGCAAGAGGCTTCTATTTAATAACAAACCTTATAGAGGATTTACTCATAGCAGATGAATACATCAATACAGTTACTTATGGAGACATCTCTGATGTAGATCTAAACAAGCAGACTATCTTTCCTTTAGGACACCTTATAGTAAACTCTATTACATCCTCAGAGCAGACACTTACTTTTAATGTTAGCATCTTAGCTATGGACTTAGTTAATGTAGAAAAGA